CACCACAATCTTCAATGGCGCCAGCAGCTAATATTAATGAAACAATAGTAGTAATTGATAAAATATTTGTCATTATGCTACTTTCTTTTCTTCTTTGTTAAGTAAATCAATATATTTTTGCATATCAATTGTTCTATACATAGATTGATTATAGATTGAAGATATTTTCATTACAGGTTTTTGACTAGTAACATATTTCTTCGTTCTATTGAAAGGCTTGATAGTTGATTTCATTAAGTATGAAGGCTTAACACTATCATAATTAATATAATAATAAGTTTTATTACTATCATTTTTCATTTTTGTTACTTTATTAACTAAATCATAATCATTTTTATCAATATATTTGATTGATTTCAAAAGTGATAATGATATATTGTGTTTGTTAGTTTCTTTTTTCTTTTTCATAATGTATCCTTTGTTGTTTGTTGTCATTACTCTTATAAGGTACCATAAATAAGTACAAAAGTCAAGCAAAAAAAGCATAAAAATGATAAAAAAAGCGCTAAAAATCACTATTTTTTTAACAATTGTTCTGGTTTTGTTCTCTTCCTGTGTCAGGAAAATTGAGGATTGTAAATTTTTGCCAAAAATTGAGATAGAATCACAAAAAAATAGCGAATCAGACGAAAAAAATGATAGCTCAACGCAAAAATTGAGAAAAATGATAGAAAACGGAACACCTAGCGCTCACGTAAGTTGTAATTTTTAAGATAAATAGTAGAAAAGAGGTAAAAATGAATAATTGTCAGAATTGTGGACACGATTGCCATTGTGAAGGCAAGTGTAAACAAGAAGTAACAAACGAATTTGGTGAAAAATACAAAATTGAGTGTTGTGGAAACTGCCGACACGAAGAAAAATCTAAAGTTAACTCAATGGACTATGATTCATTTAACGGAGCGTAAAAATGGCTAAAAAGTCAACACTAGGAGTTTCAAATTTTAGAGGTTCTACTAGAAAAAAAAGAAGAGGCAGACATTCAAAAAGACCTAACAAGTCTTTTAAGAGAAGTTTTAAAGCATACGTTGGTCAAGGACGAGTTTAATGTTAACAGGTGAGTTTGTCATTAGAAAAAATGGCAAATTAGAGAAATATCAAAATTATAATGATATTCCAAATCAGTTTGAACACGTAATATCATTTAAGCCTGATTATCCGCCTGAACCTCACACCGAAGAACAACACGATCAAATGTCAAAGTTTGATGATTATTTAAAGGAGTTAATGTCACGTGCCAGCGGTAACTAGAATAGGTGATGCAGATGTAGCTCATTGTTCAGGAATGACAAGAGCTCAAGGTTCCAGTAATGTTTTTGTAAATGGTATAGGAGTATCACGTCAAGGTGATAATAACACAGGTCATTTACTACCACCAGCACCTTGTCCATCACATTCAGCACCCATAGCTGTAGGTTCAACTACTGTTTTTATCAACGGCAAAGGTTGTGGCAGAGTTGGTGACGCTATATCAGGTTGTACTAGTGTGGCTCAAGGTTCTCCTAATGTTTTCGCTGGTTAGTGTATAAATATTACCACTATGGCAATATATGACGCTTCAGCAAACAATAAAAGTAAAAGAAGTAATAGAACCTACAAAGATTTAGATTTAAATTTTGGTAGAAATCCAGTTACAAATGATCTATCTAAAGTAGAAGATGTTGACGCTGTTAAAAGAAGTGTTAGAAATTTAGTACAAACAAATTTTTATGAAAGGCCTTTTCATCCTGAATTAGGTTGTGGTATTAGAGAATTACTTTTTGAAAACTATACACCTATAGTTGGTATATTTTTAAAAAGAAAAATTAGTGAAGTGATTACTGCTTACGAGCCTAGAGTTTCGTTACAAGACATATCACTAGAAGATGATGGCGACAGAAACAGATTAAAAGTTTCTATCTACTTTTATGTACAAGGTGTACCTGAACCAGTAGTAGTAGAAACATATTTACAAAGGTTAAGATAAAATGGCTTCAAATAAGTTAACAGTATCAGATTTAGATTTTGATAGAATTAAGGATAATCTAAAAACATTTTTAAGAAATCAAGCAGAATTTTCTGATTACGATTTTGAAGGTTCAGGTTTTTCAATCTTATTAGATTTACTAGCATACAATACACATTACCTAGGTTTCAATGCCAATATGTTGGCAAACGAAATGTATTTAGATAGTGCTGATATAAGAAAAAATATTGTGTCAATAGCAAAGATGTTAGGTTATACTCCTACATCAGCAAAAGCTCCAACTGCTTCAATAGATATTTTAATTAATAATGCTTCAGGCGCTTCTGTGACTATGGACAAAGGTACTGTTTTTACAACGAGTGTTGCTGGTACTTCTTATCAGTTTGTAACAAACGCTTCTCACACATTAACACCATTAAATGGTGTTTATAGATTTTCAAGTATACCAATTTACGAGGGGACTTTAACTACTTTTAAATATACAGTTAACACATCTGATCCTGACCAAAGATTTATTATTCCTAGTCCTAATGCTGATACAACTACTTTAAGAGTACAAGTTCAAAACTCATCATCTGATTCAACAACAGCGACATATACTTTAGCTACAGGTTTTACAAGTTTAGATTCAACAAGTAGAGTTTATTTTTTACAAGAAGTTGAAGATGGTAAGTTTGAAGTTTATTTTGGAGATGGTGTAGTAGGCAGAGCATTAAGTGATGGTAATATTGTTATATTAGAATATGTCGTTACAAATAAAACTGAAGCTAATGGTGCTTCAACTTTTGCTTTGTCAGGTGCTATTGAAACTTTTTCAGACGTAACGATTACAACAATTTCAAGTGCTCAAGGTGGNGCTGANCCACAAAGTAAAGAGTCAATTCGATTTAANGCTCCTTTACAATATGCTAGACAAGATAGAGCAGTNACAACAGGTGATTANGAAACACTTGTACAAGAATTATATCCAAACGCACAATCAGTTTCAGCTTGGGGTGGTGAAGATGATGAAACGCCAGTTTATGGTGTTATAAAAATTGCTATTAAAGCCGCTTCAGGTTCTACTTTAACAGACGCAACTAAACAATCTATTGTAACACAATTAAAAAAATTCAATGTGGCTTCTGTAAGACCAGAAATTGTTGATCCAGAAATTACAAAAATACTTTTAACATCAAACATAAAGTATGATGAAAAGGCAACTACCAAAACAGCTGACACTTTAGAGTCTGAAGTTTTAACTGCTATTTCAAATTACAATACAAATACATTATCAAAATTTGATGGTATCTTTAGACATTCAAAAGTTACAGGTTTAATTGATGATGTTGATACAAGTATATTATCAAACGTAACAAAATTAGATAATTAGAAAAACATTTACTCCGACTATCGGTTCTTCTACAAGATATGACATTTACTTTAGAAATGGTATTTTTAATCCACATACAGGTCATAAATCAGGAACAGGTGGTGTAATCACTACATCAGGATTTAAAGTGACAGGTGATACAACAAACGTTTACTACCTTGATGATGATGGCTCAGGTAATATTAGAAGATATTATTTTGTAGGCTCTGTAAGAACATATGTTAATAATTCACAAGGTACAGTTAACTATACAACAGGTCAAATTACAATTAATTCTTTAGACATCGCTTCAGTAGAAAATATTAGAGGAGCTTCGTCAACTGTTATTGAGGTCACAGTTGAGCCTGCTTCTTATGATATTGTTCCTGTAAGAGATCAGATTTTAGAAATAGATACAGCAAATTCAACAATCACAGTAGAGGCAGATACATTTGTTGGTGGTGCTGCTGACGCTGGTGTAGGTTATACAGTAACATCTAATTACTAATGGCAACTTTTAAAGACAAAATATCACAACTGATTAATAGTCAGGCTCCAGAGTTCGTTGTTGAACAACACCCTAAATTTTTAGAGTTTGTAAAAACATATTATACTTTTATGGAATCTGCCGAGTTAGATGTAACTTCGGTACAAACTACAGACGGTATTCAATTAGAAACAGAAACAGCACAAACAAATGCTTTGTTATTAGATGGTTCTCGTATTGATTCTGATAGAACACAATTAGACGCTGGTGATAAAATCATTTTAGAAAGTTCAGCCTTTGGTAAATTTACAAGAGGTGAAACTATCACAGGCCAAACTTCAGGTGCTACGACTACAGTTCTTGCTGAAGATTTAAACAATGGCCGTTTGTTTATTTCAGCACAAGATAAATTCCTTATAGGTGAAACAGTATTAGGTGCTTCTTCAAACGCAAGCGCTGTTATTAATAACTACAGTCCAAATCCTGTAACTAATATACAAGAGTTATTAAACTTTAGAGATCCTGATAAAGTTATTTCAAACTTTTTAACAAAATTTAGAAATGAATTTTTAAATACATTACCAGAAAATTTAAATGCTGGCGTTAATAAAAGAAACCTTATTAAAAATGTAAAATCACTTTATAAAGCAAAAGGTACCAATAGAGGCCACGAATTATTTTTTAAATTATTATTTAACGAAGACTCTGAAACAATTTATCCTAGAGAAAATATGTTAAGAGCTTCTGATGGTAAATGGGACACTCAATTAATTTTAAGAGCTATTCAAACTTCAGCTCAATTACAAACAGGTGATACAACAAATTTAGTTGGAAGAACAATTACAGGCGAAACTTCAGGTGCTACAGCAATTATTGAAAATGTATTTAAATTTCAAGTAGGCGAAAATTTAGTTACAGAATTTATTTTAAATGAAGATACTATTTCTGGTACTTTTCAAACAGATGAAATTTTAAGAGGAACAGCTACAGATGATGATGATGTTTTTATAAAAGCAACAATTACAGGAATACCAAATTCTACAACATTAACAAATGATGGTTCTTTATATACCGAGGGAGAAACAGTTGGTGTGACAGGTGGTGGAACAGGTGCTATTATAAATGTTGACGCTATAGGTAGAGGTAGTTTAACAAATTTTTATGTTGATAATGGTGGTTCAGGTTACGAAATAGGTGATGATATAGTATTTGATAATACAGGTTCAGGTGGCGGTTCAGCAAGAGCAAAAGTTTCAGTTGTAAACGGAGGATTTACACAAGAAGAATCAACTTCTACGGAAGAAGATCATTTAGTTTTAGAAGATGAAACAACTAGAAGTGATCCTTACACAGGTAATAAAATAGTACAAGAAGCTGGAACAGGTAATGCTGATATTACTGATATTAGAATTATAGATGGCGGTTCAAACTATTTTTCATTACCAATTGTAACCGTAGGCTCTACAGGAGGTCCTGATTCTTCAGTTGGCACAGGTGCTTCCGTATTTTGTTATGGTTCAGAAATTGGAAGAATACAAGGTTTAAAAATTGTTGAGTCAGGTGCTGAATATCAACAATCAGCAAGTCCTCCTACTTTAACATTAAGATCAAAAATTTTAGTATTAGGCAAATCTGGAGATTTTTCAACTTCAGAAACAGTTACAGGAACAGGTACAGATTCATCATCAATTACAGCTACTATAGTTTCTTTTGACTCAGACAGAAATATTTTAACTTTAAGTGAAGCTACAGGAACTTTTGCTGTTAATACAATTATTACAGGTAATACAAGTGGTACTACTGCCACAGTAAAAATTACCGATCCTGCTACAGCAACAGCAACAGTTGCTGCTACAGCAAATACAGCAGGTACTTTTTTAAATGAAGATGGACACGTTTCAGAAACAACTATGAGAATACAAGATAGTTTATACTATCAGGACTTTTCTTATGTTATTAAAGTTGGTCGTACAATTAATGATTGGAGAGATTCATTTAAGAAAACAATGCACTCGGCTGGTTTTTATTTTACAGGTCAAGTTAACATACAATCGCAAGTTAATGCTAGATTAAGAAGCTTTACTACAGTTAATTCTGGAATAGACTTTGACGGTGTACAATTAGTATTAAATACTTTATTCTCAACTATTTTTGGAAGAAGATTAGGAACACTTACAGATGGAACAACATTAAGAGCAAATCCTGAATTAGGAGTTGATCCAGATTTTTCTGATAGTACAATTACACCATTGAACAAAAATACAAGAGATTTAACTTTAACTCAAATTATTACCTTACAATTACAATCTAAACCAAGAATTACTGTAAGAGGTACTGAAACAAAATATGGTTATGCTGTTGCGGCTCCTAGAATGAAATCTCTATACTTAAATTCTGTTGACCAAGCATTTACAAGTGTGTATGGTGGTGGACACCCTAATGTTCAGACAGGAGCAGGTGGAGGTGATAGTGTGGCTAGAAGTTATGTACAACCAATGAAAATGTTAAATTGGGCTAATCATAGAATAGTAGGAACAAAGATAACTGGAACTGACGGTTCCGTTGCTCAGATACAAGATTTGGCCAATGATAACTT